GTCAGCATTAGCTTCTGTCCAAGCCTTAAACTCATTAGGGGTAAGTGATTTTTCTAAAGCGGTTTGTAAACTATCCTTAACCCTAGTCCAGTTATATTTAACTACTCCATCAGACCTACTTATTAGCTTATTAATATTAGGCATAATATTAATAATATCCTGAGTAGTAACATTTGGTGAACTAAGTGTGGATTTTATCGCTTGTACAGAACCTGAACTTTCAGCATCAGCCATAGACTCAGGAATTTCAACAGATGTAGAATTTCTACCTAGTTTATTAGCCCCCGAAGCTGCGTCGTCCATCGCGGTTGTAATATCGCTTTCAATAGTTGAACCCTTTAATAGAGTATCTTTTATAGCTTTAGTATTACTAGTTAAAGCCTTTGTTAAGTCACTAGTAACATCCAAACTAACAGGATTATTACCTATGGTTGACTTAACAAAGTTATAGTTATCTTTAACTGTGTTAGAGGCCTCATTAAGTGAGTCAGCTGTATATTCTATGGGCGATGCGCCATTAGTCATATCTTTAACGGCCGTAAGACGAGCTTTCATCTCTCCTTCAGTTTCAGCTATGGCTTTAGGTGAATTAGCTACTGCGTTAACTTTTAAAGCTGCACCCTTGCTACCCAAGTAGTCGACTATGGCTTTAGATCTATTAGAGGCTGTATCCAGAGCGTCCATAACTTTAGACCAGTTAGTGAAGATATTTGTTGCTTCCTCTTCACTAATGTTATTATAATCCTTAAGGTAGTTATACACTTTAAAGGCCGTTGCGTCACCAACCTTACCACTTAGCATATCAAGACCCTTCATAACGGCACCACCAGCCGCTGCTGATAAGGCACCTGTTGTTAGTGCTTCTTTATAGGATTTATTCTCACCTATTCCCATTGCAGATGATATACCCATAATTGAAGCCATACCAGTTAGCATACCTGTACCCATAGGTGTTAGGAAATAATCAACTCCCTCACCTAGAGTTGATGGAGCAATTGTTTGATCTGGGTGCTGGTCATTATAAGTTTTCTCATATTCCTGTATAGCATCAACATTTGCTTGCCCGCCTGTATTAACACCTGTTGTATCATCAAAGGCTCTTTGTACACCAGCTAAAGGGGTCGCCATTCCTGCGGCTACTTGTCCACTAAATTCACCTAGTGGTTGGGCAACATCCTGAGTAAATGCCCCTGTATAGTTATCTGGTGTGTACTGAGTATCCCCTGAAATAGTTGAAACCTGAGGGACACTCTTAGCATGAGGTGTTGTATTAACTGATGTCTTATTAACTACAGGTGCTTTAGGTGTGGTTTTAGCTTTTACAGTTTTACCAAAGGAAGAATTTTGCATTGATCCCATTCTATCTAGTGTACTATTACCTGTACTAGGCATTGAGTTGTCTACTGCTGGGCTAGAATCTGTACCCTTATAAGATTTTAACGCCGCTGTAATCTGGTCATCTCCATAACCATCAGATTTCATCTTGTTTACATTATAGCCCATCGCCTGACCAATATCACTTATTGAATATCCATCACTAAGCATTTTATTTACATCATACGCCATTAGTTTCCGCCTTGAACATTAGGTATTCCTTGTTGAGCCTGAGGAGCTTGTTGCATAGGAGCGCCTTGTTGGGTTCGTGACCCGCCTTGAGGTAACTGTGAACTAACATTCGCTCCAGCCCCTAATTGGGACTGCATCTGAGGTTGAGGCGTTAGCATCTGGGATGTTTGGTCCAGTATATCGGCTATATTAGAACTGTATCTAGATTTAAGTGATTTTATGCTTAAACTAGCAAGTTTCATATATCCAGCTGGGTTAACGGTCATAAGTGCGTTACCTAAGTTTCCGTTTAATACACCGTTCAGCATTTTATCATTCTGCTCATCTGAGTCATCATAAGCTGCTGTAGTTATTTCTAAGTCTACTTTTGCAAAACTAATGTCAGTTCTACTGTCATTAAGCGGAACCATAATAATATTCCCCAAGGCATCTTTATTAGGTTCCCCTGATGCCGGGTCAATAGACTCATCCATAACGGGTTGTGGTTGACCCTTTGAGTCCGGAAGCATAATAGGCTTGTTTAATTCAACCCATCTTTGCCCCACTAACTCATCAGATATTCTTAGTATTTGGTTAGCTGTATAGTATTGTTTGATTAGATTAACGACATCCCACCCAACCATTTTATAATAAAGTTCGAGTTTAGTTGTTAAATATCGCAACGCAACCATACTAGCATTTTGTTGAAGTTGAACTTTTCTACCGCTATCACTAGCGTACGCCATACCAAGAAAACTATCATTTATACCTAGTATTCTCTGAATACGATTAAATGCTTTATCTATAAGTAGGTACTGTTGTTGAATATCACCACTAAGACTGTCTATCTTAATACCAGCTAAATTAGTTACAGGTATAACAGAGTTAACTCTATTAAATGCCTTAGTAAAGTCAGCTAAGTTTTCCACTGCTCCATCTTCTACAAAAGCTTTATTTGAGTTAGCCATCTGTTGGATTTGTATGATAGCCTGATTTATAGCATTTTGACTTTCCATAACATCTCTAAATATACCGTAATATTCAGCTTTATTTGAGTCACTAACTTTAACAACTCTATACGGAAATTTCACATCTTTATAAGTTATTTTCTTTTTATTAAGTATAGTAAAGTCAGACCAATAAACACTCCAGCTATCACCATTATCATCCTTCATAATAGAGTGAACTATTAGATAGTTCTTATGTAGTCTATATTGACCCATAAACTGCATACCATACTTAAACTCAAAATCTGCTTCCTCAGCATTTAATGTGTTTCTGTAGTCTTGCAATTTATCTAAACTACCTTTACCGAATGCTTCAATTACACCCTCTTCTGAAAACCACTTATGTCTGTGGATAAACCTAGCATCTTGACTGTCTGCTCTAATACTCATAGGGTCTAAAACTATTTCACTAGAGGGAACTCTTTCAAGTGTAATGTTGTATATTTTACGCCCAAACTTATCAGTCTCTCCTGAGTCTATAACATCTATATATGAGCATAATAGTCCAGATAAAAAGCCATCAAGTTTAATAGCGTCTGCTTCATTAGAAAAACTATTATCTCTTAATACCTCATTAGCTACATCATCTAGTAAGGATGCCGTATCAACATCACTATATTGAATTGGGTTTACTTTTATTGTATTAATTAAGGTAGAGTAATAACCAATAAGTTGCCTTGAAAATAGTTTAACTATGTTAAAGGTTTCCTTAGGCTGCCCTCTATCAGCTAATACAGATAATTGGTCAGTTGTATACTGTCTATTATGGTAATAATCCTCACAGAGATTGGCCTCTTTACGACTCTCCAGATAAGCATTGTAGCCTATCTGAAAAGTATCTCTTAAGTTTTCTATTGTTATAGTCATCTGTTACCCTTAATGTTTATATTTGGCTAAGTCTAATGGAGGCAACTGCTTAGTATGATGCGGTGTATTATTAGAGCCTGTATTACTTGGTGGATGTGGTATTACTGGCGGTTGACTATAGTCGGTTGATGTAGATGCCGTATATGGCGCTATCTCTTTTACGCTATCTGCCAGTGAATTATTATGAGCTACAAGTTCCTCTCTAAATGATTGCATTGCTCTTTTCATATATTTTAGATCATTATGTTGTCCACCCAATATAATATCAGTTAATCCAGCTCTTTCTTTGTCCGAAACAGTTAAACCCGAGAGAGATTTAATATAGTTTGTTAGGAGCATACCAGCCTTAGTGTTAAAATTTACGTTGTTAAATGCTTCGGCTGAGTTAGCCCCAAACTTAAGCTTAATCCAGGTTTCAGCATCAGATATAAGATTTTTTGACACCGGCTTAATTGTAGAATCCGCTGTACTAAGTACTCTATCAATACCTGTAATAACACCTTTATTAGCCTTTAATTCTGTAATCTGGGGCTTATATAGTGCAACTTGTTCAGGCGGCATATTAGCAAATATTTTATTCTCTTGCATACGAAGATCCGCTGGATTAGTATTACCAGAATTTAAGTTAGCCTGAGATTTAATTTGAGCGCCAGTTACATTTTGTACTTCTTGTTGTTTTGCTATATAACCTGTACCTAAAGTCTCCTTAGCTAAGAAGCTATGGTAAAAGTCTGATACTTGTTGCGGACTTGGTTTTAATCCCTTAATACTATACTCAGTTGTAAATGCTCTTTCCATTTGTGCAAGTAAAGTTTCGGACCCGCTGCTGCCCTTAGCTAGTAGTTTAATCTGTGCTTCTGGATGTGCAATAAGGTAAGAATTTAGTGAATCTTTTGCGCCCGCGGCCGGATCTGTTTCTTTAGCCCCTTTAAGTAGACCATCGGTTTCTGTCAAGGCTTGGACATTAGCTTGATTTGATGTAGACGTTAAAGCTTTATTTTTAGCTAGTTCGGCATCTCTTTGGGCTGCGTAAGTTGCGTATCCCGTCTGAATCTTAATTTTATTTAAGTCAACTACATTAGCGACAGGTTGATTAGTTGTGGGGTCTGTTGAGAATGTTTGGACTGGATGGCCCCCCGCGTCTGTAATAGCTTTAGCTTGAGTAACTTGCTGGACATCCTTCTGGTCAATATCAGCTATTCTTCCTACGTTAAATAACTTAGATATATTAGGATCTTTAAGAGCTGCATTTATACTAGTCATAGGAGTAGGACTATCAAATGCTTGATATACAGTTTGCTTACTCATTGAATCTTGCATCTGTTTAGTTTGCATCTGTAATTGCTTTAACTGTTCAGCTTGTTGAGACATAGCACTATCGTGTGACTCCGTAGCCTGGGCTGCTTGGTCTGCCTGAATAGTTAATGCTTGTTGCTTAGCCTGTCTGTCCATAGTATCAGACATTCCTGTTCTCATACCGTTTATATAACCCGTAATTCCTTGTGCTATTGCACCACCAAAATCTATCGCTGGCATTATTTTCTTCCTATGGTAGTTGAATTTGTGTTCTAGGGGCTGTCTGAGCACTATTAAAGGCATAGCCTAAGCCCATTGCTGTAGCATTAACAGCGCTACCCATTGATTGATTAGCTGAGTTTAATTGGTTCATTGCAGAAGTATACTGATTATTTGCTGTAGTAATTTGATTACTATAAGCATTACTAATATTATTCTGTAGAGCACCTTGTTGGCCTAAACCAATTTGTAAAAAACTTTGTCTCTGTTGAGCTACTTGTTGAGGGGCTAATGTTACTGCTTGTGCCTTACTCATCTCATTCTGATAAGTACCTTGTGCAAATAGTTGCGTACTTAAACCCGAGTCTTGCATTCCTCTTTGAGCCATTGCCTGGTTAACCTGGACCTGAGACTGTTGAAATGCTTGTTGCATAGCATTAACATTGCTAGCTGCCACTGTATTAGGGTCTAGTGTATTATAGTAACTGGCTAGATTTTTCTCTGTAGGTCCAAATACATCCTGCCAGTCACTATACTGTTGTTTATTAAAGGCAAGCTGGTTGGCACTAGCCTGAGCACTAGCTGAACTAGCCTTATTCGCTGCATCTGACGCCTGTCCGGCTGCGTTTACGCTAGCCGCTGCACCAATTACACCTGCTCCAATCACTGCACCTGTCATTCTTTATCCTTTATAAAATAAAATTTACCATTATACCCCATAAGAGGTCCAAATTGTTTACAATAGTTAAGCATATACTTAGCTATTCCTTTACCTCTAAGTTCCGGAGACACATATATTCTAGTTATTAAATAGTATGTGGAATTCCTAAGAAGTATGTCTGTTTTATCCTCTAGAACTATTAAAGCTTTATTACTACTATGGATATAAACTTGCCTAGTATCTAAATCTAATTTAGTACTTATTAAGTAATCTTCTAAATATGGACTTCTAAGATTAGGAAATTTTTCTTCATAAGCATTATAGTGTAATAATGCTAGTGTATCAATATCCCTATCTGTGCATAATCTCATAGACATAACCAAGTAGTTTATTTCTTTTACTAACCACGGGAAGATGTTTGCTGTTGGGTTCAACAAAACCCACTATAACACCAGAATAGTTCTTAAACATATAGGAGTATAATTTTTTAAGTATTAAACCATTCCTATATTCAGGTTTTATATACACACTTACA